TCAGAGAGCAAAGCTGATCATGACCTTTTTTGAACAACATGGCATTCACACTCGGAAAAAACAGAGTGTTGATCTTGAAAAGATGCAGACATTGAAGTATCTCAAGATGAAAGGTGCAACAACTAAAAAACAGCAAGCAATTGAGCTTTTCAAGCAATACAATGGATCAATCAAGTATGATGAGATTGCTCAGTTGGTTGGATACAACAGCAAACAGGCAGTTGAATATCATCTCAAGAAAGACAATGCTTGTGTGAAGTTGATGAAATCAAGAAAATAAAAAATGGTCAAAAAAGTCAAAGAAAGTCAAAGCAAAGTCAAGGTGCAACACATTGACAGTCAGTTAGTTAATGCTAAATTTTGACTTTTTGACCAGTTTCTTTGTAAGTAAGAAAAAAAATGATGATAGTGTATAGAAAAATGTACACTAAATAAATGAAATAGTAAAAAAGAAAGAAAAAGTCAAAATATATATATATATAATTAATAATCAATCACTTACACCTTGACTTTCTAAAGTCAAAATTTGTCAAAAAGTCAAAAAGTAAAAAATGACCAAACACGATCAACTGCAATCTCAATGTTTCATCTGGTTTCACAACAATCACTCTGATGTGCGTGGCTTGATGTGGGCAAATGATAACAGTCCAAGAAACAAAAGAGATGGTGCAAGAAGAAAAGCAATTGGCATGATCGCTGGTGTCTTTGATCTGCTCTTTTATCATCATGGCTGTCTCTATGCATTTGACATCAAAGTTGGCTTTGATAAATTGAGCAAGAAACAACTCACTTGGAAAAAACTCATTGAGATGCATGGTGGCAAGTGCTATGAGATCAGATCACTCAGCCAATTTCAAATGCTCATTAATGGAGTGCTAAACAAAGAAAAGCAATGATTGCTTGTTTTGCACACTTTGCAGATTGCTCACTGCTCTCAAATACTTTTTTGATGTGTTTGTATGCTGAGAGTGATTTGATGCTCTTAAAACGCACGAATGACACTAAACAGAATTTAATTGTGTTAAAAATATATATAAAATGAAAAGACTTGAAGAACTCAAGCAGCAGCGCAAAAACTCAAGAAATATTCAAGTGATTGAACAACTTTGCTTGAATTTCTCAAGAAACATAATCATCAAGAATGAATTTATCAATTTGCTCAGAACAAAGCAGATGGTTGGTGGCAAAGCATTCTCTGATGACAGACTTGTGATTGCTCAATACTTTTGGCACAACAAGAGATGGAACATCAGCAGAACATGGTATTTTCAAAAGCATGAGCTGATGACTGGATCATCACAAGAACAATTCAACAAGCTCATTGACTTGATTTCACACAGATATGCAAGTCTTGAGTTTACAGATGTGCATTGATTTTTTATATATTTGCAAACATGACAACAAGACCAATCAAAGATTTTGATGACTATCACATTGATGAGCTTGGCACTGTGTACAACAGGCATGGCAGACCACTCAAGCATCAAACTTTGTGGAATGGAAAGGCTGGTGTTTTCTTGAGAAAAAACAGAAAGACACATTGCAGAACAGTTGAGAAACTAATCAAAACACATTTTGATGGCAACAGTTAAGAAAACAAGAGCAAGAAACAAGATCAACAGCATCAAGCCATCAGTGCAGAGATTCAAAGAGATCATCATTGAGCAGAGAGGTCATGTCAACAACATTGCAAAAGCTCTTGATGTATCTTATGTCACAGTGTACAACTGGGCAAAAGATCACAACTTGCAAAGCACATTTGCAAAAGCCAGAGAGATGAAACTTGATGAGCTTGAAGCAGTGGCACATCAGAGAGCAACATCTGGAAAGTCAGATGCTTGTCTGATATTTTTGCTCAAGACTCAAGGAAAGTCAAGAGGTTATGTTGAAAAGCAAGAGATTGATCACACTATCACTCCACCAACTGCTGTCAACATCATATCAGTTGCTGCAAACCAAATTGCTGATGACATAGATGGCTGATGTAAATTTCAAGCTGCCAGAGAAATTTGTCAATCTCACCAACAATCAAAGCAAATATCTTTTCATCCTTGGTGGAGCTGGATCTGGCAAGTCAGTCTTTGCATCATTCAAGCTCATCTTGAGATGCATCACTGAGCCAAATCACAGATTTGTGGCTGTGAGAAAAGTTGCCAAGACAATCAGAGAGTCTGTGTTCAAAGAGCTGACCATGAGAATCACTGAGATGAATCTCAATCAATTCTTTGACATCAACAAAACTGAGATGAAATTGCTCTACAAGCCAACTGGCTCTGAGATCATCACATATGGTCTTGATGACCCAGAGAAACTCAAGTCACTTGCCAAAATCACTGGCATCTGGATTGAGGAGCTGTGTCCAGAAGTTGACAAGAACAGCTTTGATCAGCTCATCTTGAGATTGCGTGGTGAAACACCATTCTATAAACAAGTGATTTGCACATTCAATCCAGTTGATGAGAGACACTGGTCAAAAGCAAGACTTGATGAGCAGAGAGATGGTGATCATGTGCATCACTCAACAATGCTTGACAATCCATTCATTGATCAAGAGTACATCTCTGAAGTCAAGATGATGGCAAAATCAAATCCAAATTATTACAGAATATTTTATCAAGGTGCATGGGGTAGAGCTGAGGTGCAATCACCATATTTCTACAACTTTGAGCTGGCAAAGCACACTGGCAATGTTGAGCTTGATGACAGATTTCCACTCATATTCTCTTTTGACTTCAATGTTGATCCATTTGTGTGCATCATTGCTCAGATATATAGAGACAGCTCTGGACATCATGTTCATGTGCTTGATGAGCTGACTCTCTTTGATGGTGATGTTCACAAGATGTGTCAGAGAATCAAATCAAAGTTCTCAACTGCTCAACTCTCCAGAGCTTATTTCACTGGTGATGCCATGCAGAGAAAGAAAGAGATCACGCAACAAAACAACATTGATGCTTGGCAGATGATCAGATCACAGCTCAATGTGTCAAGCAAGAGAATGGCTGTGCCAAGATCAAACCCAAAAGTCTCTGAGAATAGGCACTTGGTGAATTTCATATTGAGTCAGCATCCAGATGTGATGATCAATGCAGACAAGTGTCCACAACTGGTGATTGATTGTCAATATGTGGAGGCAGATGATGATGGCAACATTTTGAAAAAGAACAGAAACAAAGAGAGCCAAAGAGCTGATCATGCTGATGCTTTCAGATACTTGCTCAATGCTTTCATGGGTGATTTTGTCATCAAGCCAAAAAAGTATATATAAATTTTTTATATATTTGTATAAGAAATTAATACTTACAGATATGAAAACAATACAAGAAATAATGAGCGAAAAAGGCTATCCAGTAGCAGACAACCGTAGTTATAACTGGAAATCCTTAAACAAGGCACTTCAAAACGGTTTTGAAATTGCTGTTGTTGAAAACGGCTACCATATTAAAGATGAAACTAAAAAGGCTGGTAAATGGAATATAAAGATGAGATACAAAGCTGCTGGCAAAGTATTCTATGCTTATCGTTCTTTTGCTCGTTGTGGTTCTGATTGCGTAGGTGATATAATGGTTAATGAGGTTATTAGATTCAGAAATATGATGTTTGAATCTGGTGCAATAGATATTGAAGAAATCAAGAAAGAAAAAGGAATGGCACTTTGTGAAAAATGCCATGGAAAAGGAATAATTCCACAGTTTATGCACGTATCTAAAGGTGTATGTTTTGACTGTATGGGATTGGGATATGGTAAACAAGGTTTAATTCACGCACATAAACAATAATTATGGCAAAGACTTAACAAGCTTTTAATTGCCTACAACGGTTTGGCTAAACGGTCGTTTTAATGCCGTTTTAGCCATTGTTAGGCACAGTTATTTAACCGATAAATATAATAGAATGAAAATACTTAATTTATATGCTGGTATAGGTGGTAATCGTAGATTATGGGGGAATAAACACGAAATAACAGCAGTAGAGTTTGATGAAAAAGTAGCTGAAAAATATCAAGAGCTTTATCCAAATGATACGGTAATAGTGGCGGACGCTCACGAATACCTTTTAAAACATTATACAGAGTTTGAAGATGGCTTTATTTGGACTTCTCCACCTTGCCAAACTCATAGTAAAGCAAACTATTTTATTAACTACATTACAGAAAGCAGATACCCAAAGATGGAACTATGGCAAGAGATAATATTTCTAAAAACATTTTGTAAAGGGAAGTTTTGTGTTGAAAATGTAAAAGCATACTATGAACATTTTATACCACCAACTGCTGAAATAGGAAGGCATTATTTATGGGCAAATTTTAAAATTCCACCAATAAAACAACCAAAAGGAGAAGTAGGTACGATGATGAAGAAATACGCTGGAACAGATAAACACGCACATAGTAAACCATTAGCAGAAAGAAATATGGTTAATGCTGAATTAGGTTTACACATATTAGAAAGAGCTCAAGGGATTATAAAATCAAATGTAATTAATCAAGGTACTTTGTTTTAATTGTGCCTAACAGCT